GCGCGGGCTTCGATCTCTTTGGCCAATTCGCCCGCTACGCGCAGGGACTTCGAATCGCCCTTTTCGATCAGCTCAGCGCGCTGAGCTTCGAGCTCGAGCTCGGTCATTTTTGCCAGCTCGGCCTTGCGCTTCTCGGCCTTCTCGCTCATGCGCTTGGCGTCCTTGGATTCGGCTCTGGGACGGACAAAGCCAGCGTTACTAATCAATCGATTGATTGACCGGCGCCAGACCGCGCCCGCGCTATCCTCTTCCATGGACTCCGCGCCCGCATCGTACGCTGCCTTGACGAACACCGCGCGAATCCGCATGAAGTCATCGTAGGGCACAGGAATGAGCTTCTTTGTCTCTGGATCGCGCACAGGTTTGCTGTCTTCGTCACAGACGCAAATCCATGGAAGGAGTTGCGCGTCACGCTGTTGCAAAACATCAGTGGCCTGACCGATCACAGCCTCGGTCTTTTGCATGTCGAAACCAATGGCCGACACCGTGGCTTCAACATCCGACCACAGGCGACCGTTGAACATCTCAGCTGATGCCGAGGCCACTGCGGACACTGCCGCTTGAGTTACTTGGTTTGCCATTTTTTATCTCCCACATTAGAGGATCGGGCAGAATCGCCCGCGAAAAAACCTACACCAATGTAGGTTTCTTCGCAGGACTGCAACGCGGGCATCGCTTTGCTGTCCATGGTTGATACTATACATTGTCCATTAGAATGGGGGGGATTTTCCACGCAGGGTAGCAGAGCATAGGACAATGCGGGCAGTGGACGCGAGGCCCGCAATGCCAAAAAAATCGCGCGACAGTGCCACATCGAACGCAAGGGTGCACTACCGCACGCGAAGTGCCACATCGGGCGGTCGGGCCACCCCCACCCCCCAAAACTGCCACATCAGGAGGTACGCATACATACACAGTGTTTTGCACACCCGATTAGCAACTTTTATCATGCAATTCATCATGCACGAGCCCCCCACCCCCCTTCAATTTATCCTGCGGCGATAACTTGCCTAATTTCTATAGAAACCCCCCGGCTTGGAGTCCCAAGAAAAAATTTGCGTACCCTATATTTGTTCTGTTACATTTCGTTCCGCTGGCTCACAGTAATCCGATTACACCTCCTGTCTGGTATGACTCGTTATCGGAAGCTCCCTGAGCCAGCACCAACACGCATGGGGATTGGGGCAAAGTTTCGGACGGGCCGTCAGCCGCACCGATGAGCCACAACCTGACGGATCAGTCCCCAGCCGTGTTGGTGTCACCACAATGATGGATTGCAGAACCCAAAGCCGGGCTGGTGATGGGGGCGCAAGAGTAAAAGGCGGGTTGATCGCCCGCCAGCCCAATTCCGGCGTAGCCCCTCCTCACGGAACCGGACTCGGCACCAACAACCTCTCTGGCGAACGGAAAGCGAATCGGTTTACACTCGAATCAACGCAACTACACCGGAGAGGAATATGGCCAAGCCAGAAACCCCGAAACAGCCAAAGAAGAAGGCCGAGGCCGCTCGCGAAGCAGACGCCGCCATAAGCAAGGCCAAGAACCCCGAAGCGCCCAAAAAGAAGATGGGTCGCCCTTCCCTGTACTCCACACACATCGCCAACGTCATCTGTATCCGTATATCGGAGGGAGAGAGTCTCAGACGAATCCTGATGGAAGACGGGATGCCGAATCAGTCGACTGTCTACGAATGGTTGCTGAAGCACCCAGACTTTGCCGAGAAATACACACGCGCCCGGGAAGAGCAGGCAGACACGCTGGCCGACGAGATCATCGCCATCGCCGACGAGACGCCGGAGATGCAACCGATCTACGACAAGCAGGGCAACGTGGTCGACGTCAAGATCGACTCAGGCTATGTGGCCTACCAGAAGCAGAGGATCGAGGCCCGCAAGTGGACGGCCATGAAGCTCAAGCCCAAGAAGTACGGCGACAAGCTGGAACTGTCCGGCAACGCCGAGAACCCGCTGGTGGTCGAGGCTCAGTCTGAGGCCAAGCAACTCTTCAGCGCCCTGCTGGAGAACATGGAATTGACCAAGGCCAAGCGGTGAGCACAGCGCTCGAGATGCTGGCCAGCGAGGAGGTGCAGGAGAAGTTCCAACTCCTCCCCCTCGAAGACCAGTTGGCCTTCACTTGGCGGGCTGGCTGGCTCAAGAAGGCCCATGTCCACCAGATAACCCCGCAGGGTGACTGGTGGTCGATCTGGCTGATGCTGGCGGGCCGAGGAGCCGGGAAAACCCGTACAGCCGCCGAGCAGGTGGGCTGGTGGGCATGGGAGATGCCCGGGACACGCTGGCTGGTTTCCGCCCCCACGAGCGCCGACGTGCAGGGCACATGCTTTGAAGGTGACTCGGGCCTGCTATCCGTCATCCCCTCATACCTGATCAAGCAGTACATCAAGGCCCCGCGCCCGACCCTGACGCTGATCAACGGCTCGATCCTGATCGGCATCCCTGCCAGCGAGCCTGAGCGCTTCCGGGGGCCGCAGTTCCATGGGGCTTGGCTGGACGAGTTGGCCGCGTGGGAGTACCTCCAAGAGGCGTGGGATCAGATCCAGTTCGGTGTGCGTCTGGGCGCGAAGACCCGCACGATCTGCACCACCACCCCGCGCCCGAAAGACCTGATCCTCGAGTTGATCGCCCGTGAGGGTGACGACGTGGTGCTGACCACCGCCTCGACCTACGCCAACATCGACAACCTGTCGGCCAACTTCCGCAAGCAGATCCTCCAGTACGAGGGCACCAAGCTGGGCCGTCAGGAGATCTACGCCGAGATCATCGACCCCGAAGAGGGCGGCATCGTCAAGCGCGAGTGGTTCAAGCTCTGGCCCGATGGCCGCGAGTTCCCCAAGTTCGAGTACATCATCCAGTCCTACGACTGCGCCGCCACCGAGAAGACCCAGAACGACCCGACAGCGGCCACGACGTGGGGCGTGTTTAAGCCGCAGGATGGCCCAATGTCCGTCATGCTGATCGATGCGTGGCAGGACAGGCTCCAGTACCCAGACCTGCGCCCCAAGGTGATCGACGAGTACGACATCGTCTTCGGCGAGGGCAAGGACAGAAAGCGCGTCGACCTGATCCTGATCGAGGACAAGAGCGCCGGTCAGGCCCTGATCCAAGACCTGCAACGCGCCCACCTGCCCGTTATGCCGTACAACCCCGGCAGGGCCGACAAGGTGCAACGTCTGAACATCGTCTCCCACATCATCGCCCGGGGCCGGGTGTGGATCCCTGAGTCGAGCAAGCGTAAGGGGTACGTTAGGGACTGGGCCGAGGGCTTCGTGAGCCAGATCTGCTCATTCCCCGAGACGACCCACGACGACCTCGTGGACACCTGCTCGCAGGCCTTGCGCTGGTTGCGCGATGCTGGCTGGCTGGATGTCGACCCACCACCACGCGACGACTACGACGAGGACGACTATGTGGACAGCGGTCGTGGCAAGCGTGTCAACCCGTACGCCGCATGACCATGAGCTACGGATGCCACAACCGTCGAGACTACAGGCCGCGCTACTTCGTGCAGGACGGCTGGTGGCACGACGGCTCGACCCGCACGGCAAGGATCGCGCAGGTGCCGCACGTCCTGAGCATCGACTGCCAGTACACGAAGAGCGACCTTGGCCAAGCTGACGCCAAGTGCCATGGATGCAGGCATCGCAAGGATGGACTTGACAAGGCGTCGACGGTATGATTGCAACATCTATCACACGAGGCGGGGCATATGGATGATCGAGTTCCAGAACTGAAGCCTTATGACCCGACTATCCGGGAGAGGCTGTCGTCAGGCCTTCAGTCAGGTCTTGAGGCGCTGGGGATGAAGCGATACGGCGCACGACGCGCCGCACAGACTGTCACCGGCGGGCCGAGTTCCAACTTGCCGCTGGGCATGGGAGCCGCCGACTTCATTCCGTTCGTGGGCACAGGCCTACAGACCGAGGAGGCCGCGAGAGATCTCGGCAAGGCCTACCAGTCCGCCAAGCAGGGTGACTATGTCGACGCCGCCGTTGAAGGCGGCTTTGGCCTTCTGGGCATGGTGCCCGGGGTTGCCGCCACCGCCAAGACCATGCGAGCCGCAGGCAAGACAGCGCCCAAGGCTGTGCCCAAGGTCGAGGCCGCACCCAAGCTCAACATCACCAAGCCTGAGGCCCTCAAGCCCATGGCCGCACCAGATCAACCCAAGCTGAAAGGCAAGTATGAAACTACCCAAGAAGGCCCATATTACCGAGTCCGCCCGACAGGCGATGAAGCGAGCGGACGACGCCCTGTCGGCATACACGAAGAAGTACGGCCAGCCCCAGAAGGCGGATCAGGATCAGTTGGAAGCGAGCTTCCGCAGTCAGTATCGGACGAACAGATCCGGGAGATGATGGCCGACCCGGGCAACTTCGTGCGCAAGACAGCGGACGACTATGCCCAGCGGTACACAGGCTCACCGTACGAGCTACCCAAGATCCCCGAGTCCTCGCTGGCCAAGCAGTCGGCCATCGGTCGCACCTTCCAACTGGCCGCAGAGGACGACCCCAAGTACAAGAGCGCGGTCTTCGATGCGTACGCCAAGAAGTACCCCGACCTCGTCGAGAGCACCGGCGCACAGAACTACGACCAACTGATGGAGGCGGCATACCGCCAGTTGGCTATGGAGACGGAGAAGCAGTTCCGCTCCCTGCCCATCAACATGTCCTACCACCGCCAAGGCGAAGGCAACTACACCTCGAGCGGGCAGATGCTCAAGGACATTTACGGCAACCGCCACATGTACGTCTACCAAGGCGGTGACCCACACGACTTCCTCAACGCCATCGACCCGCAGACGGGCCTGAACACCAACGAGATGTTCCGGGCCGTTCACGACTTCTATGGCCACGCCATCCACGGCAACCAGTTCGGCCCCAAGGGCGAAGAGGTGGCATGGGCCGCGCACAGCAAGATGTTTTCCCCGCTGGCCCGCATCGCCATGACGAGCGAGACCCGTGGTCAGAACTCCTTCGTCAACTACACCCCGCTCAACGCCGAGTTGAAGGCCCAGATCAGCAAGCTGGACGAGGCCATCATGGACGCCAAGCGCCATCGCCGCACTGAGGACGTGAAGATGCTCGAGGAGGCCAAGAAGGGCGTCTGGGCCGAGTTCCAGTTCGCGCCCCAGAAGAGCGTGATCCTGCCGCCCGAGTACCTCGACCTCGACTACAAGGGTGGCATGCCCGGGTACATCCAGCCCCTGATCAAGCCCGAGGCAGGCACGACCGCCGCATCGCAACTGACCCACTTCAGTCACAGCCCCGACATCGAGATCATCGACCCCAGCCGGTACGGCACGGGCATCAAGGGCCGCGAGATGGAGCGCCTGACAGGCTCCATGAACCCGGTGATGGAGCGCTCCTACTTCTACACCGGCGAGCCGGGTTCCGTGCGTCCCGAGCCGGGGCTGGGCATCCACCGCTACGGTGCCCACAGTGAGGGCTTGTACGACGTGTCCGCCGACCCCATGAACTTCCGCAAGCTGGCCACCGAGGCCAACCGCACCCCGTTCACGGCCAAGTACAACCAAGGCGTGACCGACCCGACCCAGAGCTTCACCGATGTGGAGCGCATGGCCAAGGAGTACGGCTACGAGGGTCTGATGAATCCACAGCAAGGCACGGCCATCATGTACAAGCCCACGCCCGTCCAGCGCTACTCGTGGGGCGGCTTCGTCGAGCAACCGCAGGGCGTCGTTGCACCCTACAACACCACGCCCGACATGGCCGACGGTGGCCGGATCTACCCCGACAACGAACTGAACAACTACGCCGCCGGTGGGCTGGCGCACTTCGACAAGGGTGGCCGCGCCAAGCAGGAGGTCAAGGAGTGGCTCCGTGGGGCCATCGACAGCCTGACCAAGAAGTTCGCCGACGACGCCTCGAAAGCGAACGCAAAGCCAATCGCAACCGAATCGGTTATCTCGAGCACGATCAGCAAGTCGGCGGACGAGATCGCCAAGGCCAACCCCAAGCTGTCCGAGGCGGAGATCGCCAAGAAGGCCGAGCGCGACGCCTTGGCCAAGCTCAAGTGGGAGCGGCAGGAGAAGCCTGCCATCGAGAGCCGGTACGGCAAGCTGGCCCGCTCGAGCTACGACGACCCCCGTGCCAAGCGCCTGCGCAACGTGCCCGAGGTGGTCGAGGAACGCGCCCGCAAGGCCGAGGAGTTCTTGGCCCAGCCCACAGAGCCGTGGACGCCTCCCAAGCCCGAATTGCAGGCCTTTGACCGCTCCCTGATCAAGGACGCGCTCGAGGGCTTCCCCGGCGTGGAGCAGAGCCGCTTCCCCCGCTACGAGCCTGCCCGGGCCGACACCGGCTACATCGACGAGATCTACAACGACCCGCGCAACCGCGCCCTGATCGAGAAGCAGATCAAGCGCGGCCTGCCGCTGGGTGGCGAGACCTTCTACGCCAGCCTGTACCCGCTCAAGGTCGCGGCCATGGAGCGTGGCATCTCGCCCCAGAAGTTCGAGTCCTTCGTGTACGAGACCGCGCCAGCGAGCGCCCGCAACTCGATCATGAACGAGATGGCCGTGGGCCAGTTCCTGCGCGACATGAACGCCCGGGGCCTGCCGCTGGACGAGAAGACCGTGGCCGAGGAGATGGCCAAGTTCAAGAGCCAGTACGGCACCGGCCTACCCCTGATGCCCGTCCACCGCGAGGGTGTGCGTCAGGTCATCGAGGGTGGCCAGAACATGCGCGACATGGTCAAGGCCGACATCCCCACGAACTACAAGATCCCGACCTACGGCACCCAGAAGGC